CAATTTCTCGTGGTGCAACAATGTGGACACTAAATTCTATGAGTAATTCTCTACCCATTACCCTATCCCTTCTAACTTTAGCTTATTCATGTATGCTGCTTTTGACATCATGGCAATGATGATAATAGTTAAAAGATTAAATATATCAAGCATGTCAGGATTAGAACATGATTTCGTTGAAATCGAAAATATGAGATTCTTTAGACATGAATTATCCAATATAGGTCAACCAGAACCTTGCCATTTTGGTACCCATTTGTAATAATGCTCTATTGAATCTATAAAATTACAATTGAAAAGAGCTGATCCTTTAAACAGAGATTTTGAGTTTGTTGACTGTGGGTCTGGTGATTCTGGAGTAGAATGCGCTGCTCAAATAGCATTGACTTATCTTAAAACAGATTGGGCCAAGCCGGAATAAGGATTATAGTATTTAGACTGTGAAAAACCTTATGAGATATTATCTTAGACTACTGGATACGCTCACTATCTGAAGAGTAAAGATGGAGTAAATATGTTTAGCATGTAATAATTTGGTTACTTTTAATTTAGACAAGCTTTCTAATTATGGAATACATTATTATAAAATGGTTATGATGTAAAATGTAACCCTTTTAAAACGGGAAAATTAATTAACAACTTTGCCATACCATTCATAATGATGTGCCATAAATCACATGCTTGGTTAGGCGTACCAAAAGAGTGGGTGAAAAATAGAAGAGTTGCAAAGGATTGTGGTTGCAATTCTTGTTTAGGCAACAGATCTCAGTGTCAAAATCAATTTTATAAGAGATTAAATAATTTGGTAAAACAGAGATTTTCAGTTAGGGCTTATGAACATAAAATTACCGGACTAAAGATAGTACCATACAAACAACCATCAGATAATTGTATTGACGTGATAAAAGGTAATTGTTTACCTTTAGATACTGAGTTGATATACAATGAAAAACTCAATTGTTATACGCTAACGGGAGCATGTCACGGATCAACCAATGATATTCGAATTAATTCTGATTAATAATTGATATTCTTGTCTGATGATTATAATGTGCAATGTCAAGTTAAACAATAGTTTTATTAAATAGGTGTCATTTATAATAATATTATTTATAAAACTTTTCTCAATTGTGCTCACAATGCTTTGTTCGCTTAAATTAATAGATGCACCAAGTCGAAAGGAATGTAGGTTCATAGCAGGCTAGTCTAATTTGTCAGATTCTCTTGCAATTGGATTATCAAGAATTACGTACCAAATGAAATACCATACAACACTAAAGATATGCAATTATTCAAAGATGCTTATTAATTAACAAAAGATAGAGAAAATCTTACAATAAAAGAAAAGAATAAAATACTCAATGATTTAGATTAACTTGAAGAGTGCATGGGCAACCCAGTTAAGAAAAATGTTGTTACATACACAGAGATGTTTATTAAAAAAGAAATAGACTTCGGAAAAGTTTGGGCAAGAATGATAGCTGCTAGAAGACCGGCTTTAAGAGCTATAAGTTAAGTTATCTATGAATAAGTATGGCCTTAAGTTTATGATGATGATGATATGATAAAATTGACATCACCGTACACAGCTATAGATAATTTATGTGAAGGAGTACTAAAACATGATTATGTATTTGCACTTGATATATAAAGTTTTGATTCTGCTTAGAGGGGAAAAATATGGGAGATAGAATATTGTCTTTTTAGACGTATAGTAGGCGATGAATGGGCTAATCTATGGAGATCTATAGCACAAAACCCGAATCTCATTAAGCATAAAAATGTAACAACTTTCTAACCTTGCACAAGAAATTCAGGAGAGATGACAACATCGTTAATGAACACTTTATTGTGCAAGCTACTACTAATGTGGGCTGCAGAGTAATTAAATATATTACAGTACATTAGTATGAATATTGCAGTAGAGGGAGATGATTCAATGGTAGGATTATCTTTTAAGAAGCACCCCTACAATGGAGATTAGACTATGATGAATTAAATAGTAAATGAATTTGCTAGATCCATTGATTAATTAGGATTTGCCGTAACCATTGAATATCGGGGTCACAGACATGGCGGAATATCGTTTTGTAAGATAGACTTCCATGAATACAATGGAAGATTTTATGGAGTAAGAAGACTGGATTAAGCATTATTAAAATGTGGATGGTCTGATTTATTGATCAAAAAATAGGAAAAAAGAAGAGAATTTTATCTCCAAAAATGTATTTCAGTACTCTATTAACTTAATTGGTGGCCTAAATTAGTAGATTACTTCTAATTACAAGGAATATCTCCTAAGAGAAAAACAACAGATAAGATGATAAAGAACTTGCATGCACCGTAATGGTCATTCGTCACTAATGCTAGTCATGAGGTGCTAGACATACTATATGGGAAGTAAATGGATCAGATCAATAATTACTTGAGGTAAAGAATAACAAAAACAAAGATAACGACGGAAATGATCATGTTGTAAGCATCAGAATTTGATTTATTTAATGATATTTAGTATGGGAACAAACCAGATGTTTATTATTTCATAGACAGAAGAGTTGCTAGACCATATGATTTCATTAATTATGCTTCACTTTATAGTTAGAGGGTGGTAGGGTGGTTTGATTAAAACTTACAATTTTTTTTAAAAACCTGCTTATTGTTTATTTGTTAATTGTTTATCAAAATGTTACAAGCTGACAAGAAAACTTTCTAAAACAAATTATAAAATTTGAACTCAGATTTAAATAAAATAAAAGAAATGGTAGCTAAAGCTAACTCTATTGATTAACTGAATGAAGAAAATCTCATGGAGATTATAACAGTTCAAGGTATGAAAGTACCGGTTTTCATATTACCTGACTTTTCAACAGTCTCAGTATTAGAATAAACTGATGCTTTTCCTTATCTAGCTTAGCATGGAATATTAATACATGTGTAGTCTCCAGCTTATGCGGCAGCAAAGAAAAGATTTTAAAAAGATGCTTAACCATTGATTAAACTAGTAACTAGAC